TGTGGATTACCCGAATTGATAAATTTTACACCAACCCTAAAGGCCCACGGAGGCTTACAAATGAAAGAGAAAAACGAGTTTAATCTCGGCCTCAGAAACGTTTGGGAAATAGTTTGCTATGACTCGAACGGGGCTGAAAAATGGCGAGAGAAGAATAAGAACCTTGTGACTACGGAAGGTTTGAATCATGTGCTAAGTATAACACTTGATGCTGGTACTCAGATTACCGCTTGGTATGTAGGTTTGGCAGGTGCAGGTACTAAAGCCGCCGCAGATACCATGTCATCCCATGCTGGATGGGCGGTGGTTGCAGATTATAGTGAGTCTGTCCGACAGACATTAACGCTAGGAACTGCATCTGCGGGAAGTATTGATAATACTGCGAGCAAGGCTACTTTCTCCATTAATGGGACTGCTACTGTAGCGGGGGCTTTTGTAACATCCAGTAATACCAAGTCAGGCACTACTGGCACATTGTATGGCGTTGTGGATTTTAGTTCCTCAAGATCGGTTATTTCTGGAGATACGCTAACAGTTACAGTTACACTAACTGCTGCATCTGCCTAATAGGAGGTTGTTATGGGAGTAGAAAGCGCCTCATATATCAGTGAATTAGTTGACACTAACCCTGTAGTCGGCGATCCAGTTGGCGAGGGAGATGACCATCTTCGTTTAATAAAGACAGTCTTAAAGACGCAGTTTAGTGGTTTATCTGGCACTACAGCAGTCACCACTTCTGAGGCGGAGTTAAACTATGTGGATGGGGTAACTTCTGCAATTCAAACTCAGGTAGATGCCAAACTCCCTCTCGCTGGCGGCACTATGTCAGGTGAAACTATCTTTGCGGATCAGTTAGTAACTAGGCCAGAAATAAAGGACTACGCAGAAACTTACAACGCATCTTCTGGTACTGGTACTGTAGACCTTGATCTGACAACAGGTAACGTCTTTCAGCACACCGCATCTGGCGGCAATGTTACCTTCACTTTTTCCAACCCACCCGCAACTGGTAAGGCGGGATCGTTCACACTGAAGTGGGTACAGGATGCGTCTGATAGAACTATTACATGGCCCGGTACAGTTGATTGGGCTGCGGCGACTGCTCCTGACGTAACCTCTGGTAGTGGAAAGGTTGATATGTATGTATTTACAACCTTTGACGCGGGAACTATATGGTACGGGTTTCAAAGTGGCGCGGATATGTCCTAATGCTGGCTAATCGTCTTATGTCTGTTTCTGGTGGCGGCAGCAATTCCCCCAGTGAAGTTGAGTATCTTGTCGCAGGTGGGGGCGGTGGAGGTGGAGACACATGGGGAAAGTCTGGCGCTGGTGGTGCTGGTGGATACCGGGCAGCAACGGGCTTTGCCGTTTCAAGTGGCGTAAACATCACGGTAACAGTTGGGGCTGGAGGTGCGGCTGCATCAAACGGTAGTGATTCTGTGTTTTCTACAATCACCTCGACAGGCGGTGGTGGCGGTGGAACGGTATCTGGGGCCGGTGGTGCGGGTGGTTCAGGAGGAGGCGCTGGTAATCAGTCAACCTCTTATGGTGCTGGTGACGCTGGAGGTTACACTCCTGTAGAAGGTTACAGGGGTGCGGTTGGGCAGTTGAATGCTGCTGATGGCCTTGGCAATGTTTCTTACATGGGCGGTGGCGGTGGCGGCAGTTCAGAATATGGAGGCGCAAATAATGAAGGTGCTGGTCAGGGCGCTCCTCTGTATTCAGGCGCGAAAAGAGATTTAGGCGGAGATGGTACATCAAACTCGATAACTGGGTCTGCGGTTACTTACACTTACGGTGGTAATGCAACTGGCTGGAATACAACCAGAAGTTGGCCGGAAGGGGGTAGTGCGTACCTAACAACGGGGCCAGCCAACTCAGGCAGCGGTGGTGGCGGTCGAGATTATTCTAACACATACACAGGCGGGTCAGGAGTAGTCATCATCGCTTACGTTGATACTTTCGATGATCTCGTATCTGTTGACGCTGGATTAACGTGTAACGGGTCTGCTGGAAATACGACACCAGATACATCAAGGTCAGGATACAAGGTTTACAAATTCACCGCTGGTACAGGGAATATTCAATTTTAGGACAAACACATGGCTTATAAAAAAGATGGGGCAGACTACAGCGAGAAACAACTACGGAAAGATAATCCGCTAGTTTCATTCCCTAGAAATGCACTCACAAATGCAGAGATTAGATCAGATTACAATGTTACCGTTGTCGATGATCCAATTATTGAGGAAGTGCCGACACCAACGCCCCCGCCTGATCGAGAAGGGTTTAAAGTTGTCAATGGTGAATATGTGGAATTAACCTACGCTGAAAAACGGTTCCTTGAGTATGGCCCAGTTACGAAACAGATCGAATTCATCACTGAGAACGGACTAACACCTTGGCAAACAAAAGTCGCTGAGATAAAAGCAAGGTATCCAAAGGTATAACTATGGCATCACTATCTTATCAAATTGAAGCATATCTAGGCCGTAAGGTGGATTTCCGTTCAGAAATTCTCCTACAAGATGACGGCAATGGTGTATATATAAAAGCATGGAACGTCCCCGAACCTCAATTAAGCATTGAGCAATTAGATACCTATAATGGGCAAGCGTCTGCCGATGAGAGTTTAGCGGAAGTATTGCGTTCTAGGCAGGGAGCCTATAAGTCGTTAGGGGAACAATTCGATATGCAGTATTGGGACGGGGTGAACGGAACAACAACTTGGCAGGATCATATTGCTAAAGTAAAAGCAGATTATCCAAAGGTATAATTATGGCATTAGAAAGCGCATCATTCATTAGCGGCCTTGTATCCGCTAACCCTCCCGGCACAGACGCAATCTCTCAAGGGGATGACCATCTTCGCCTTATTAAGAGTGTTCTAAAAACAAGTCTGCCTGATGTAGATCAGGAAGCAGCCACTATCATTACTAAGAGTTCTGCCCCTACAACATTAGTAAGGGGAACAATCTGGTATGATACTGGTAATGACTTACTTAAAATAAACACAGCCGCTACAGGCGCTACAGCATCATGGGCGACAGTTAATGACGCAGCACCGTGGGCATCTACCGCATCTATTCCCGGCACAGCAAGTTTTAGAACGTATATAGGGGGAACTCAAACTATATCAGCATTCACTTGGACTCTCTTGGTTTTTGCCAACGAATCTTGGGATACAGGGTCAAACTTTGACACATCTACCTACCTCTACACTGCTCCCGCAACAGGGAAATATTTTTTCAACCTTACTGTAAGGAATAAGGCTGGCACTAGCCCAAGTGAGAATGTTGACATTTCACTTTATAAAAATGGCGTCGAAGAAATTTCAGAAACCGCGTGGCGTCAAGCGGGGGGAGTATATGCTGTAACCACCTCTTCATATAGCACATCTGGAATCATGGATTTAGCGGCAAGCGATACTGTGGGGGCTTATATTTACAGCGGTGTAACTGGCTGGCAAATACATGGTAGCACGACAGAATTAGTATTCTCTGGATTTAGATTAACTTAAAATGTCACTTGTACCGATAAATAATGTAGGGCAAATAGGCATTATTAGGGATATCCCGCCTTATGGATTACCCCCTAATGCGTGGTCTGATGGGAATAATATTAGATTTCTCGATAACGGCGTAAAGAAATGCTCAGGATATGAGGAGATTTTTGCTACACTTCCGTTTGCCCCCTATTATGTAAGCCCACTTTTAGATAATGGTGGGACTTATTGGTGGCTTGCTTTTGGGCTGAACAATGTTGCTGTATGGGACGGAAGTAATTGGACAGATATAACAAGGCAGAACACGGGGACATTAAATGCTACCATTAATAGCAGTGTTACTACTATAACCTTAACTGATGCTAGTGCATTCCCGTCAAGCGGTAGTATAGCGTTAGGAACGAAAGCCAATACTGATGGGGCATCAAATGGGTATGAAGAAATTACCTATTCAGGAAAATCAACTAACGACCTTACCGGTTGTTCCAGAGGGGCGAACAGCACAACTGCTGCCGAACATACGAATGCGTTTCCTGTAGTTCCTATCAGCACAACGGCTAGTGGTGATAACTTATACAACACAACTGCTGCCGAGAACTGGAGGGTAACGATACTTAACGGACTATTGGTTGCAACAAACGGATTCAATACTCCTCAGATGTGGCCCTTGGCTAACGGAGTTCCTAATAAAACAATTCCACTCAGAACTTTACAGAACTGGGGTTCTAAAACAGATTCCGGGTCTAGCGACTACTGTAGGTCTATAGCCGCATTTAAAACTTTTCTTGTTGGATTGAACTGGAATATAGGCGGAGTTTCTTATCCTAATCTAGTGAAACTGTCTCTTATACAC